CCTGAAGAAACACCAAATGATCCAGTAATTAAACTTGCATTATCTCCGTTAATAACAACTTTTAAATTACCTTCTGACACTGTAACTGTACCCATTTTATCTAAAGGATTTAAGGTACAAAAATTATTAGTTGGTGTATCTTCTACAGAATCATTACCAGCACCAGCACTTACAGAAAAATTATATGGTGTGAAGTTGTTGCCGTTACCAGAAGAGTCCTTGCCAAGTGTGGTTGCAGTCGTTCCAGAATTGTCTGAAAATTTTAAATAAAATCCTTGACTACCATAAGAACCTGTATATTTTTTAGGATTCCATTGACCTGTAGCTGCATTTGTTTCTGCAAAATAAGACGGGTCATAAGCATAACCATCAAGAAAATGAACCTCTGCTAAATAAGCATCAAGCCTATAAGCATTAGAGGTGCTATAAGAATAAGCACCTATAGTGTGTAATGCATTATTATTAAAAGGTGTATTAGCATTTTGAGAAAGCCCTAATTGATTATTATAAAATAAATTTCCATTTACATAAACTTTAAATCTATCTGCGGCAGTCGTTTCAGTTGTATCCATAACCCAAACACAGTGATACCAAGCACTTGGGTCACGCAATCTGCCAGTTGAATAATATCCACCAATCCCATAATAATCAACACCAATATAACCATTATTTGTAATTCTATAAGTCATATTTGCTCCAGTAGAACCAGCACCACAACTTAAAAACAGACCATTACCTTCATTTGTAGAGGTATTAATACCTGTCTGTCCTAATTTTACCCACGCACTAAAAGTAAAAGTTTTTCTATTACCTTCAGATGACGGGGTTCTTGATAAATATGCGTTATCGTCTCTATTAAACCTTAAACTGCGATCTACTGTGTAATCTTCAGCAGCCCCTGAAGCTCCTATTCTTATTGGGTCAAAAAATGGCATTATGTACCTGTTTTAACATCTAAAGAGACAACACAGTGTATTTTATTGCTTTCAAGAACAATATAATCAATACGATCTGTTGCACCACTGCTAGTAGATAAAGTGGGAGTTGTACCGCCTGTAAAAAACCAAGCTGCATTATATGCAACAGTATAATTACCGCTTGATGGTTGAGTTATAAATATTGACCCTGATTGACCTACAGCCTGATTACTTGGTGCTGCAAGTTCAGTAACATTTTGGGTCAGTGTGACTTTGTGATGACAAGAAAGTGCAAAATCAAATGTAACAGTTCCACTTGATTGAGTTACAGATGTAATATTAGCTGCGGCTCCTCCTGTAAGACTTACGCCACCAATTGTGGTCTCTAACTTTTTACTGTTGTTGTGATATAACTCTACGGCTCCAGCACCTAAAACGGAAACTCCATATTGTCCGTTTTGTGGCATTATATAAATATCATCTTGTGATTTAATAATAATATCGTCAGCACTACCTCCAGTACTATTTATATATAAATCACCTGTGTTATTTTGTATGGCAGTGTCAGTTCCGTCATGCGTGATAGTTAAATCTGAACCAGCCCCAAAAACAGCACTTGCATTATCAGCAAACTCAAGAGCATTATCTGACCTGTCAAAAACAACATCACGACCAGCAGTAGCACCGTCAAAAGTTACATCTTCTTGAAATATATTTGTTGAGGTAAAAGTATTTGCTGCTGATAATCCAGCGTGACCAAAGTTTGTTACTGATACATCACCTAAACTAACCTGTCCATCATTACTTGAGTTCTGTATTTTTAAAGTATTACCATCAATAAAAGGTGTATAAGCTGCTAAACCTGATGAAGGAGTACCAGAGCCTTGATTTAATGTACTAAGAGCAGCAATTATTTGATTTAATTTTGTACGAACAACAAGACCATTATTGTTATCAACGGTGAAACCTGAACCACCAGTATTATCAACTCTTGACATAGCAACCCAACTTTTTTTCTAAGTATATCCTAAATTTTACCCTTTACCAAAACCAATGGCAGTAAAGTTAAAGTTTCTTGCTACTGATGCACCAGAACTGTTTTTAAAATGAATTTGAAAACCGTCACCAGTTCTATTTGTAATTTCATAGAAGTCACCGCTTTGCATATCAAAAGCTGTAATTCCTATACTTGGTAAATTAGAATTTACCCCTAAAAGAGCAGACGTACCAGTAAAGAAAGTATGGTCATAAGTTACTTGTGTGTTTCCGCTTGATGTTTTTGTACCGACCTCTGTTCTTTGTTTTAATTCTGCAAAGTATCCTAACTGTGTAACTCTTATATCTTGGTTAGTGTCGTTCGTATTTAATACTGTTTTAAATTTGAAAGTTCTCCCTTTAAATTCTCCGTTGGCAAATTTTTGAAAATTATTGTAATTTGTACCGTCTTGAGAAAATTGTACAAAAGTTTCAGCATTTGTATCAACACTACTTGTACCGTCAAAATTTTGTCTTTGATCTAAATTTTGTATTGAATCAAATAAATCTGTTGAATAAATAGAATCAGATTGTAATATTTTTCTTAAATTAAGAGTAAAGACAGCACCTAAATCTAAAGTTTCATTAAATAAATATGTTCCTGTAGTTGCTACTCCGCCTAGATCATCTATTAAGTTAATATCATCAAATGTTCCAGCAATAGATACACCAACATCATCTATATTTCCTGTTCCAGATAAACTTATATTTGGTGGAGTTGCTGATTCATCTACACCAATATTTGTTTTTGCACCTTGAAATGGTGGGCTGTCTTGATCTTCTCGTCTAGCTTGTACCAACAACTTTGGTTGTGATTCAGGTAAATCTATAACAATAGATGTTTCGCCTGTACTAAATCTGTCTCCATCATCTTGTGCTTTTAAAATATATTCACCCTCTAATAAAGGCACATTTTTTTCTGTTGATGCTCCACTTAAACCAAAGACCAAATCAGTTGCATCTTGGAAAGTTCCTGTTCCATCTGTTTTAGGTGAATGGCGTATATGAATACGACCGCCTGCTCTAACATCTGCATCTGCTACAGCATCCCATCTTAATCTGATTTCATTATCAGAAATAGGTTCATAAGTAAGATTTGTTATATCAGAGGGTGGTAATGTTTTACCAACAGCATTAAAAGTTGTTGTAGCTGGTTCTCTTGATGGTTGTCCCAAAGCGTTAAAGCTAAAAACTCTTATTTCATACTCACCAGCATCTGTGTTAAATATCTCTGCGTCACTTGATAAAGTTTCAATTTTTTTAAAATCACCATTCTCATATTTATATTGAACTTCATATTTAGTTGCACCAGATTGTGTCTGCCAATCAAGAATTAATTTACTAACAGCTTTATTGTTTATCTCTACAATTTTTTCACTTACGATTAATCCCTCAGGTTTATTTAAAATAGTTGTAAGGGTATTAATAGTCCTTGTTGGCATTGCTGTCCCATCTTCAACAAAAGCATATTTGGCAGAGTTATGAGATAAAGCTGTAATACTGAAAGTTTTGTTTTCATTTTCTTTAACACTTACAACCCTCCAAGTTGAAGTTTGTAGATTTGGGGTTTCTAAAATATATGGTGCGTGTTGATTAGGTGCTGTACTAAAAGCAGACGATACAGTTATTGTTGTTCCAGAAATATTACTAATTGTTTTTTCTTCTAAAGAGCCATCTGGCAAAATAATAGAAATTGTTGGGCTATCACCAAGACTAGGAATATCTGTATTTGTTGAATCATCTAATACAACAACAGTTGTACTTGTAACACTACTTAAAAGACCACCACGCCTTACACCAGCTTTTAATCTGTCAGAAATCTCTATAACATCACCACAGCGAACAAGCACACCAGCAGCCGCAGTTGTTGTAAACGAACAAGTCTCCCCAGAATTTTGCTCATTGTATAAAAACCAACGCCCTAATCTTCTCGCTTGATTACGACTAGTTGTGGCAAAGGCTTTTATATTTTTAACAACAACACCATATTTTGTTTGTGTAGCAGAATCAGCTTCAACAGTTTCAACATCAATTTCTTGAGTTGTCATATCAAAATAACTTACATTAATTACTGTATGCCTAGATTTTAAACTTGAGCCAGCATACAAAAAACCTTCATCAGTAACGTTTGCATTAGTAAAAATATAACTTGGATCTTTTGGTGCATCTTGAGATATTGCTATTCCACCAGCAGAATAAAAAGGCATCACTCTCATTACTGAACAAAGAGAATTTATTAAGGTGTATGCCTCTTGTTGCTGCGTTATATTGACGTTGCAGCTAAATCTTGGCTCGGTAGATCCATCACCATTACCAGCATCAACAGATGCTCCACAGTACTCACTTACTGTCTTAAATGTAAATTTATCTAAGTTAGATTCAGCAATACCACAGCCCGCCCTTGTATCTATGAGCAAGTCATATAAAATCCAAGCTGGATCTGTTGTCCATTCTTTATCTGTTTTAAATGTTCCATTAAATGTATCAGTATAAGAGATTGCACCAGTCTGTAAATCTACTGTTGCATTGTGTGGAATCTTTACCTTACGACCTCTAACCCTATATACCCTTTTTGGTATTCTTGGGAACTGTTCGGCATTAAATCTAAGTGCAACGTGTGCCGTATTAGCATAAGCATTTTGTTCAAAAATAATATTTGTGGCTTGATTAAATTGAAAAGCGTTAACAAGTTTTGCATCTGTACTGTCTGCGGTTACTCTTTCAACTCTTATTGCAACAGGAAAAGATGTTGTTGACTTTAGCTTAACTATATAATCTCTAAAATATGCGTTTGTCGATCTTCCTTCTACAGTGTCATCAATAACGGTTGTTGTTGTTCCATCATTTTCTATTGTTTTTATTAGTAAATTTACTGAAACTCCATTAATATCTCCATCATCTTCAAACTTTTGCATTGAAGGAAATCTAAGTGTAACCCTCACAGCATTTATGGTACTTGAACTTACTGTATGAGTGACAGGAGAAGAAGTCGTGACAGTTGTACCAATAACAGTTTCAGTTTCAATATTTGAAATGCCTTCAATAAATGTCTGACTGGCTGTTCCAAGTCGGAAGTCAAAACCTACATCTTTGAAGTTAAAGTCACTATCTTGGGGTGCTGTATTGCTTGCGGCTTCCTGTAAAACTTGAGTGCCATTTAGAAATATATCTTTTTTAAAAGCATTGAAGTAGGCAGTTGATGTCTTATCTGTTATACCAGCTTTAGATGCTGTTGCCGAACCTTCGATTTCACCCTCACCTAACAATTCAACTATGGTGTTAAATTGTTTAGAAGATAATGCACCACTAGGGAGATCAGGGTTATTAAATACTGTATTTTGATCAAACTCTTGTATAGCCATCAGTTGTTACCCTCTACCTGTACAGTATCAACTCCATTAGATACTACAATAGAGCCAACTAAAATTTCTCCATATACTAAATTAACTGGTACACCAGCATTAGTGATATTTGTCAGCCCTGTAAAAGAATAGTTAGAAGCCAAAGCTGCTGGATCTATACTGTCTTGTCCATTAGTAGGATTGAAAGTTGGTTGTTGTGGTGCAAGCATACTTGTAACTCCATCAATGAGCATACTTGTTCCAATAGCACTCAAAGCTGTTGCAATAGTCCCACTAAACAATTTTGGAGCAACAAATTTTAAAGCCCCACCTATTAAAAAATTAAAAAAATTACCATGAACAACAGGAATAATTTTTATATCATCTTGGGTATTTAAATTAATTAAATCTTCGGTTATTACTTTTGCACCTACTTGAATCATGTAAATTTGTTCTGCCATGTGTTTTTCAATACCTTTAAAATTACAGACCAAAAAAC